CTCTTCATCCCAAAATATATTCAAATTTATCACTTCATCATCAGTTTTGCATGCCAAAATATCCCCCTCAAAGATTTCCCTGCCGTTTTTATCTTTGAGTCCTGTTGATTGCATGATAGTTGCATTTTCATCTTCAAGGTAAAAGTCAAAACTATAGCCACAAAAACATCTTGTCTTATCTTTCTCAAAAACGAGAGCCTTCACTCTTAACATTTGATCAATGTCTGTCAGCCAAACCCTAAATTTCGGTATCATACCAAATCCTCCTCTTTGACGAACGATCCGTCTACCATCTTGCCTTTACGGTCTTTAATCTCGTTCCAAGCCATCTGGAAGCACTCAGCGATAGACCAACCTTTCTGCTGACAGTAGATAGTCAACACTACCAAAATATCACCCACGGCATCCTTGCCCTCATCATCTCGTTTCTTGAGATGTGCCTGCGCCAGTTCGCCTGCTTCCTCAAATAGCTTCAATGCTTGAGCCGTGCTATTGTCGGGATTGTCTAGCCCTCGCTCTTTCGCCCAATGTTCAACATGATGCGCTAATAATTCCATGTTTGTTGTCATAGTAACACCTCATCCCCAACTTTCACTTTATCATACACGTCCTTAGTAATCACGAACACACCGTAGTCACGAATGGTAAGCGTATATAGCTTGCCGTGTCGTCCTTTCTCAAGGACTTTGCCGAATATCTCAGCGCCTGCGTTATCTGCCTTATAGACAACCATCGGGCGCTTCTCTTCTAGTTTTTTAATATGGATACTCTGCCAGATGTTTAGTCCAGCAGATAGAATAATCCAGATTGCGACAAATCTTTTCAATCTGTTACCTCCTCAATCTCAACACCTTCACAATCGAACACCCATCCGAATCCAGCTTCTTCGAGTTCTTTGCGAGTAAGTTTAGAATACGCTCTGCTGCTGTAGAAAAAAACAGCATTCTCATCAGGATTGTTCATAATGTACTGACCAGATGCTTTAATCTTAACCAGATACCTCTTTTCTTCATCAACCTCGTAACCAAATTGGTGCATGTTGACGAGGGTTTGAAATGCTTTTTTTGAACAATTAAACCAGTTTTTGAATTCGGATTCTTCTTGATCCTCCCAATTATAGATGTAATCCCAAATGTTATAGTCTAAATCATTTTCATTTCTCTCATACCAATCCGCCACAAACTGCTTTACTTTGACTTTTCGGGGTTCGTCTAGTTGTTTGATTAATGTAATTGCAGTTTCGGTCGGAATGCCTTTGACTACAGTTCCAAACATATTCAAACCATGAATCCCGATTTCTTCAAATTCTTTAATCAATTCCTGCTTATTCATCTTCTAACTCCTCAACTTACCTTGTGGTTTTCCAGATTTCCAAATTCTTGGCCATGGTTTACAAAATATGAACCAATCAGGATAGCGTCAGCTTCATCGTCTTTAACGTTCAGGTCGAATTCATCAGACACCTTAGCAACGGCCTGTAGCTTCATTGATTTTTTACTTCGGTCCTTATAGCTAAATTTCCAATACTTGCGCCAGGTCGACACGTTCACGAAGTACACATTGTCAGCAATCAGTCTGCCAAGAATGATACCTGTAACAATTCCAATACTGATCATAGACTGCTGATTTGGCCCCATTACCGAGTTCTTCTCGACCACAATCGATTCAAAATGGCAGTCGTACTTCTGGAGCGCCCTTGATTGAATCGCTCGCAATTCACTAGCCATGAACCGCCCACGTTCAAAGAATGACTTGCTTTTATGCTTTAAGACACCACTCTGGACAAGTTCAGAGCCGTGAAATATGGCCCAACCTGTCGCAGTAGTCGAAATGTCTAACGATAATGTCAGAGATTTCATTGCAGCTCTCCCTTGATTCCACAAAGATCGAATAGATTTCGCTTGTTGTTCTCGATGAACTCAAAGAACTTCTGAAGTTCGGCTAAGTGGCGTTTCTCCCTCTTGACTCCAAGGCTCGTATGATACTCTGTTGGCGTTTTCGGTGTTACCCTGATGTCTAGCCAATAGAGAGGCTCGAACACGTCGCCACTTGTATCAAGAGAAGCATCTGCGTCCGTATTTCTGAAATGCATCTGCATATCATATTCAATCTTGTTTGTGATCGTGATATTCTTATCTACGATTTCGAGTGCAATACTCGTTCCTGCTATATCGATTTTATAATTCATTTATTTTCTCCTGATTTATACTGCTTTGGGTAGTAATTTTACTTGTTTCATCCATTCCCTGGCTACATCCCAAACCTCACTGGGAACATTTTTGTTGTATTTTCCACGGAATTGAATTATCTTGCCTTGCTTTACTTCGAGTGTGTAAAGAGGTTTTTTAGGTTGATTTGATAGACGGACAAACACTATTAAGGTATTCCCTTTAAAATGCTTGTCTGTGTACGAGCTTACGCAATGATGTAGCTTCTTGCCCTCATAGATAAGTTCGGCCACTTTTCTAGGAACGTGAAATGCGTATCCTTGGATGGTCTTATCCATTCCTTCTCTAAGTTTGAATTCTGCTTCAAGCTGCTTACGTTTCTTCTTATCTTCCAGTTTGCGTTTTTCTTCAACGAATTGATTATATAATCCGACCGTGTGATTATGCATGGCCGTAAAATCCTTTGGAACAAGCATAGCATCACTTTCAGGCTCAACCCCCATTTCTCGTAACATTTTGAGGTAATCAAGATATTCATTGAACTCAATTCTGTTCTTGATAACCCAATTCTGAAACTTATTGATCCCGACACCTTTCGGTATATGCTTGATATCGTGGTAAGTCAGATAAGACTCAATGCCAGGCACCAGTCGGCCGTTCCGTTCTTTTAATCGACGGCTCAACTCAAATTCATTAAAACTACGATTTGAATTCTTGAAAAATTGTTTATTCCTCTGAAGCCATCTGCGATTCAAGGTTCGCATATCTACGTTTTTGGTGAATCCAGTGTAACCTGGATACATGATTTCGTTGGCCAATTTGTAAGCATGAATTTTCTGAGCGAATTCAATTTCAAACTTATATTTGTAAAGCCGTTCAATTTCCCAGTAGCAAATATTCCCGAACTTCAAATATTTGAGTTCAGATACCTTTTTAAGTTTTTCAACCCATTTGTTTGGATAGAATTTATTACCAGTATAATACCCTCCGCTAAAGAAATTAGCGAATAGATACGGATAAAATTGTCCGTTGTAATCTTGGCCAATCTTCACATGTTTGTCATTTTCGAATCGCTCCAAATTTGTAAAATGCCAATCGATAAACTGTTTTCCTTCAACCAAATTCGACCTAAATTCATAAGATTGTATCTCAATGCGCTTCGAGGTACTGAGAATGATAGAGAAAAAGTAGGTCTTGTCATAAAAAGTGAGCCGTGACGACTTTGTCAGTCGTTTCTCGATACAATGGCCAAGGTTCAAATCTGAAGCGATTATGGTCTTGTCCTTATTGCTCCATTTGTACGTTGTGATTTGCGAGTAGCACCAGCTCCAGAAACCTGCAGGTGGCTTCAATCGTCTATCTGCTTCTCGCTTGCATTGTTCGTTGATCTTGCTCATGCTAGTTCTTCAAAAAGGTCCAATTGACCTTCGACTACTCCTTTCTCCTTCTTAATTTTAGGCTTCTTGATGATCTCATCACCTGGACCAGCGCCTTTCTTAATTTTAGCGACATCCACATTTTCTTCAGGAGAATCCTGATTTTTCTCTTCCTTTTTCTTCTTGATAGATTCGACTGGTACCTGTTCGATGTTGGATACTTTTGAATTTGAGATAAAATATTCTCGAATCCATCCAAAAACAGTGTTGTCATCGATGCAAGCTACTCCATTTTCAGCGAATTTGCGCGCTTTTTCTTTCGCATACTTCAGAGCACATTTCAGAGAGTATCGCTCTTTTAGGATGCCTTGGAATAACTCTTCGTCCTCTTGGTCGCAAATCCAGTTATGAATGCGATCAAGTGAAAGATCATGTGGTTTATTTAATTCCTCTAGCAACTTAGCCAGGGCTTTTTCTTTGATTTCATTCATTTCATTTCAAAAAATGCGACTGCCTCTGTTGTTGTGAGTTTGGCTAAATACAGGCAGTCGCTCGTCCAAGGTCACATGACCTTCATTGACGCTTTCTAGTTCGCAGTTTTACAAGAATGCCCGGCTTGTTTATTTTTGAGTTGTTTCCATTTTGGAAATAGTTGGTTTTTCAAACTTAATAATCACTTTCAATCAGGTCATTCAAGCTAACTACTGCATTCAGCTTTTTCTGGCTTCTGCAATAATCGCAATGACCACATTTTTTAGGCTCTTTCCGGCCTTGGATAACCTCCCAAACTTCTACAATTTTAGACTTGATTTTGTCTAAACCTTCTTCAAGCCATTCATCATCGATTTTCAAAATGTCACGATCTGGCACGTTTTCCTTGCTGACTGCTACGATGTATGGTCTGAAATCTTTACCAGTCATCTGTTTTAAGAGTTCACGATACAATCCAAGCTGACCATGATATCCAAAGTTAAGAATATTGTTAACTGCTGCAGGAACTTTCTTTTTAAGTTCTGCGCTCCATTCTTCAGCATAGATGGACTTCATGGTTTTTAAATCCACGAAATAGCCACGACTCAAGTTGACACTGTCCAGCTTACCTTTGACTGGAACCCCTTCGATTTCTCCATAGACAATCAACTCTTTTTGAACTTCGTCTGACGGATAACCATGGTACAAATGATTAAATCCATCGTCATCCTTTAGACTTGCAATCATCTTATCGCCAATCACAAAGTCAGATTTTAGATTTCCTTTGTTTTTCCCAGTTTTGGCCAAGATTTTGTCGCCATTTTCATCCATGAACTGCTGGTGTGCTTCTGGGCTTTCAAAGTAGCTATGAACATAGTTCCCAAGGAGGAGAGGGGTCTCGTCCCTCTCTTCTACCCATTGGCCACTGTCCAAAGCAAAGGCCTTGGCCTGGCATTGCTGATACCGTTTAAAGCGTGAATTGGTCAACCAGTTTGTGTCCTGGTAGTAGTTCTCTTGTGTTAATTCTTCCATGGCCTACTCCTTAATGTTGGTCGTGTTTCCCTCAAAGAAACTGATCTCTTCCAAAACTTCTCCCGTTTCTTCGTTAAAGTCTGGAATTTCATCTGCTGGGTATTCGGTAGAAGCTAACTCGTCAGGAATTGCCGTTTTTTCAGCCGTTTTTGGGGGTGTTTTGCTTTCTTCGGTAAATTCTCCATCTACCACGTTGTCTGGCTCTGTGGGCGTGCTAGGGGCTTTTAAAATGTCGTCTAACGTTTCAGCTTCTTCTCTCACTGGTTCAGCTTCTTTCATTTGGCGCTCGTTATCATACTCATTTTCTGTAGTACGGTTCACAGCATCAATAAATAAATCATTATCATCACTAGTATTAAAGAACTGTTTCGCAGCACGATTGATAACTGTACGCTTAGCCATTTCTTGAGGGAAGTTATTCTGAACATTCTTAGTTTTAGCTTGCGCCCAAGACTTGTCAATTTCTTTTTTGGTCATAACAGTCAGGATTTTCTCCCCATCCTCTTTTTCGATAATGCAATAAGCTCCTGCGATTGGATTGTCTGCATTAACCCAATCCGTTTCATGGCTAACAAAAACTTTCCGACCGTTTTCGTTCTTAATTTGGAATTTGTCACCCTCATAGATAACTTCTGCATAAATATCTTTCACTTCTGGTAATTGCTTAACAACTTTCATAGTGCCAAAATATGATCTAGTCAGCTTAACAGTATTTCCGTAAGGGATAAAATAGCACTGAGTCTTTGCCGGGCTAAGCCCTTGAGTTACCATGTCAAGGAGTGCATTGTAGATACTATCTTGAGTGCACATCTGGAGCAAATTCCCACTACTGGAATTTTTTAGAGCGTAATATGCTGAACTGAGTGCATTGCTAACGCTATAATTCTGTGCAATCATTAGTCCCTCGTTTTGCATTTCTCCAATGCGTGCTGCAACTGGTGATGTAATTTGTTTTTGTGTTAGTTCGTTTGTCATTTCTTTCTTCCTTTCGTCTTCTTCAAATTCCAATTTTCACGTTTTATACGGCTATTTTCGTTTTGCAATTTCAAAATAATATCCTGTTGGTCGTTGATGATTTCTCCGAGTTCTCGGCCGAGATGAATATATTCAGCTCGCCAGTTGTCGATTTCTTCGTGTAGCTCCTGAATCATACTTCATCACCCACGTATCGATACTGCCCACATCCAACATAGATGTACTGGCTTGGGTCAAGTTCTTCTCGTGGTTCAGGCGGTTGCATCATATCTCTGTCATAATCAAACATGAGCATACACCTTTCCAAGTTCCAACACTCGTTTCACATATCTGGCCTTGGATGTTAGCCCAAGATCCAGCAATTCGTTTTTTTCTTCATGATTGGCCAAAAGCCATACACGGTTTTCAAGTTCAATTCTCGTCATTATCTTATCCTCAGCGTAACACTTTCATAATCACTTTCTTAGGTTCTGGCAAAGCTAACGGTTCAGGACGTAAACCTTCAGGGCGCTCATTGTCAAACGTGAAGCCCGGAAACTCTCTGCGAATGTTTTTGCGAATTTCTTGACGTTCAATTTTTCGTCCGATTTCAACAATCTTATTAAATTCATTGACCGCTCGTGTATCTTCCTCTTCCTGCTTGCGTTGTTTCTCAAGTTCGTGCAGTTCCATTTGTCGTACTAAAATCCCAGCTAAAATAAATCCTAAAATCACTGCGCCAGTTCCTAGAAGTTGGTTGATTAATGGTGGTTCAAACATTTTTTCTATCTCCTTTATTTTGCTAACTGACTCTGAAACCGTAGTACGTCGTTCAAGTCATATAAATACTTACCGCCTTTAGCATTTTGCTGATAGCGGAATTTCCCTGCGTCTCTGAAATCTTCGATTTTCTTGCGACCCCAGCCCGTCTTTTCCTGAACATCTTTGATTGAAGCCCAATTCGTACCTCTTGATACTCGTAGTTTAGCTTCAGTCATAGCTTTCACATTCAACTGGACAAGTTCTGCAAGCAGTTCATTTTTAAAATCTTCTCCAAACAATTCCAAAGCCATTGGCAATTTCCTCTCTTTCGTGTTATAATTCAATTAGTAATTTTTGATTAGCGCCTGATTGCCGTCAGGTGCTTTTTTTGTTTTATCTTAGTTCGTCAATGCTGATTTCTAATGCGTCAGCAATTTTGCATATATTAGGCCATGAAAGGTATTTGACTTTTCCGCTTTTAAGGTCAGAAAAGAAACTTCGATTAACTCCAGCCATCTTAGATAATTGATGTCCGTTCAAATTTCTTTCCTGCATAATTCTGTTTAATTGTTCCCACATGTTACACCTCCAAAAAACACTATATGTTGTTAAACAAATATATTCAATTACAATATGTTGTGTTTTTCTGCTATCTATGTTATAATCATTCTTGACTAAGACCTCTCACGTTTTAGTCAAAATTCCAATAGAAAGGAGGAAAACTATATGTCTTTTAAAATGAACGGATTAGATGAACTAGCTAAAGAGCTCGAGCAAATTTCAAAGAATGCTCAAGCCCTTGCAGGAACACATGAATATTCTTTTAATGAAATATTTCCTAATAAATTCATGATAGAAAACACAAACTTCTCAACCATAGAAGAATTTCTGCTGTCTAGCCCAGAAAAAATTTCTAGTAACGAAGAACTTGAAAAAGCTGATGAAACAATCCTAGATACATTCGTTTCTGAACAAACCAAGTTCTCTACTTGGGAAGAAATGTTGTCTACTGCTACAGAAAGTCTAATCATTGACAGGCTTGGCTTTTAATTCAATTTCAATAGTACTAAGTCGATCGATTGCTTCTTGCAATTCTTCGACTTTTTTTGATACTTCTTTACAGGCTTCCTTTAGTTCCTCAATACCAGAAACTTCAACATTAAGCCGATATCCTATTTGTCTCATTTCATACCCTTGTTTTACTTTCCAGCGCCCTGAGTTCAATCTCATGGCTGACTTGTCTAAATAGCTTCTCACACGCTATCTTTGCTTCTCTGTACGTTGTAGATTCACTGATGAAATAATCAGCTAGTTCAATGACTTTATCTTCCATCCCTACACCTACGCTGGTTTAACTGTGTTCAGTTCCTTAATTTCCATCTTGGTATTATGTGATGGTTCCCATGATTCCCAATAAGTAAAAGCCTTCTCTTCGTCCTTCTTCTTCAGTAAGTCATACCGTGGAATCCTAAAAAATTCTTTGAAGTCTTTAGCTGCCTGACGAAATACCTTGCCAGCAAAAGAACGGTCTTTATAAGCTTGGCTATCCTTACCGCCAAGAGCCTTGATGACTTTCACTTTTCTTAAATTTTCAAGCTCTAAACAAATTGATGGGTTGACAGGTTGCTCATTTTTTAGATAATCGACATCCCCTGCTAAAACTTCCTGATTTTGCTTTAATTCTTTTTGAGTTTGTAGAACTTGAATCAAGATATCTTCTTGAGTCAGTTCGTTTGGTTGACTTTTAACTACTTCATGCGTCATAAAATTTCTCCTTCCAAGATTTGATTGCCTTTATTTCTGATTTTTTGTAAATCAGTAAAGAATCGGATACCTCGATTGACGAAACTGTCGAACTCCTGACCAGCAACACCGTCCGTATGTAGGACTTTTTCTTCATCTGCGTAGATGAGACCGCCCATATTGGCAAGAAAATCATTCCCTTTCTGGATAAGGCTAAGGATATTCTTGTAGGAAGCGATTCTTTTCTGGTAGTCGTTCAACTGCCCTTGAGATTGCTGGATGGCTTTTGTCAATTCATCGTACTTGTTCGACTTTTCATCCACTTCTGCACGTTGAGCGTACAGGTCTTTTAATTGCGCTTCAAGAAAGGCATTCCTCTCCTCTGCTGACTTGGCACGCTCTTCTAGTCTTTGACGATTCTGGAGAGCTTCTTGGTAGTCTGCTGGCATAACAGGGACTTCTTTCACGATTTCCTTAGTCGGTTCTTGCCCCTTTTGCAGTTCCATTATTTTTCTTTTAGCTGCAGAAAATTTTAATTTCAAATCTTGCAACTCTCTGACCGTTGGGTTATCCCCTTGCTCAATCCTGTTAATTTGAGCTTGTTTCTCTTCCACTGGTAGGGTTGCGATGAGATAAAGAGCTGATGACCCTAAATCTGACAACGTTGTCAGATTTGGTAGTTGTTTAGCAACCGTCATCATTCTGTTTGCTTCCCGATAATGGAAGCCAATCTTATCAAGCCATCGTCCGAACTGCCCATGAGTCAAATCATGTTCCTTAACGTGATTTAGTCGTCTGCCAATTTCCCAAATTGACTGACCTGCAATTTGTTTGTGATGATTGATTTCTAGTTCAATCTGATTGATATTGTTTGATAAAGATATTTCATTCACTCTCTAATTCCTTTCTAAATTTGGTATAATAAAATCAAAAACGAGGTAATTCTGATGTTTAGTTTGATTGATATTTTGAATATTTCTGCTGCATGGATTGGTGCTATAACAGGTGTCACAGGTCTGTTTTACTCAATTTTTATAAATAGAGCTCGATTATTGATAACAGATGCCTATGCAATGGAAGTGGCAGATGAAGCTCCTTACAAATATTCTTTTGATATTGTTAACCCAAGCAACAACACATACACAATCAAAAGCATTCAATTATTCGATGATGACGGAAAGGAAATAAAAGATAATCATTTTGATCCATTCGAAAGCCTCCCTTTTCAAATACTTCAAGAGTTTATTTTGAGAAAAGATGACTTACATTCCTATCCTTTCGAAGTTGATGAAATTATTTTCCCTCATAGCAGTATTACTTACTCTTATTACTTGGATAGTTTACCGTGTAAAATCAAGGTTAAGACTAGTAAGAGAATTCGTTTCATTTTCAAACACAAATCATTCCATCCTGTCTTTAATAAAGCAAAATAGATTTATTAAAGCACAAACTACATTTACGATTGTTACTATGATTAGTCCTAGTTCGTTCATCTTCCTACTCCTCTACTTCCTACATGTTCAACCATTTCCTAATCAAATCAGTGCTGTCAACGCTGTTGATGGTTTCAGGAATAGCAGATAACTCTACTATCTTGACCCAGTAGCTATCTAGCACTTTCTTATCAA